AATATTAGAATATGTTGTAGGTAATACTGCGTTTATGGCGTCAACAGTAGCGTATTTTGTCCCTGTTCCATCTACTGCGAGTGAGTTTTGTTTATTAGCTATGTTTTCTGGAGTAAAACCTATAGCCGTAACAATATTAGCAAGAGTCAATGCAACTCCACCAGAAGCAATACCTCCAAATTTCTGAGCTTCTAATATATCAGCGTCCGCAACCGTCTGCAAAGAGGTTGTAGTATTTCGCATTATAATATATGCACGAATAATTCCGTTCTCTTTTGAGTTTGGCTCTAATACAAAGTTTCTTGTAAATACTGCGTTCTTTGCAGTCGCTAAATCATCATAAACGTTTTGACCATATTGAATCCTAGTAACTCCACTTTGAAACATTGTTACTGTTTGAATGGTAAATTTGTTATTTGGAACTGCTGTTAAAACGTTGCTTAAATCATACAAAGCAGGATCTAAATTTATCCTATCGCTTCCCTCTGTACCGTTTTGTGTTCTATATCTAAACGTTAATGATGTGCCTGCTGTTTGTGCTAATTCATGAGGATTTTTCCAGTCATTCGAAAAGTTTGAGCCTAACTTAAATATTAATCCAGCACTTTTATTTAACTGTAAATTAGCTCCGTTAGCAGTGTATTTATTGCCCGTTAAATTCAATGCTCCTACCGCTTCTATAAAGTCGTGTAATTGGTTCGTACTTGCGTTTGTGGGTGCTGAAATATTGTTAATTACATTTATAGTCGTTAAATTGCTATGTATAACCGCACCTAATACGATTAAAGAACGTCTTTGCTCTGGCGTAAATGGTGTGGCTTGCATAAATAATTGACCAACTCCAGAAGTGCCTATTTCTTCAATAGCCACATACGTAATAGTTCCTGTAAGTAAATAAGTTGGTGTAATCCCTGTAAAAGCAGGAAATGTTATAAGTCTGCTTATTGGGTTTTCAGGAGTGTCAAAGTTTGAAACAACACCTATTCCATTTGTAACATTAAATTTTGTAGGGTCTCCGTTTGCTGATATTGATGTTAGGGTTAAGAGACTTGAAGAAGATTATACTGTTACAAAAGAGAACATGAGACAATTAAGAATATTTGCAGGAGTAATATTGACTTTTATTTTTGGTTATATTCTATTTTTAATTTCCAGATAAAATTATGAAAACAAGTAAAATAGGAATTGATTTAATAAAGCACTTTGAAGGGCTACATGATGGAGATTTATCTATTATAGGACTGCAACCAAAAATGGATCCTATAGGTATATGGACTGAGGGTTATGGGCGTGCAATGCGTGACTCAAAAGGAAACTTTATTAAAGGAATTGCAAATAAAAAATTAGCTTATTCACGCCAAACTATAAAAACTGAACCCGAAGCAGTTTTAGCCCTTGCGCAAGATTTACAAGTTTACGAAAATATTGTAATGCGAAAAGTAACCGTAGAATTGAAACAACAAGAGTTTGACGCGTTGGTATCTCACACTTATAATACAGGAGGTTCAAATACTTTATTTCAATTGATTAACCGAAAATCAACACCTACTATTATTAAATCTTGGTTTACATCAAAATATATATCAGCTGGAGGCGTTCAATTAAATGGATTAATTCAAAGACGAAAAGCAGAAGCTAAACTTTATTTTTATGAGTAATATGAACATTCAAAAACTTAACCAAGCCTACGAAGAACTTTGTAATCCTCGTTACATTCGTTCGATTCAAACAGAAGAACAATTTATTCAATGGTGCAATATTGGAACGGTTAAGGATTTAGAATGTGCCTTAAAAGCCTTTGAAGATGCAGAAATGTACGAAGACTGTATTTTAATTAAACAGGTTTTAGAAGGGAAACTTAAATAACAATGACTATGAAAAAATTAATTATTGCAATTGTACTATTAATTACTGCAAATTTATCGGCTCAAGAAATTGAAGAGAAAGTAAAAGGCGTTATTGAAATAGACGGACATATATTTTATAATAAATATGCAAAAGACCCAATTATATTTAAGGCTACTTTAGATGGAATTAAAATCTACGATTCCAAAAGAGAGTATCAAAAAAGGAAATGCGAAATTGACAAATGCAAAACTATACATTTAGAGCCTAAATTAAATGGAACTTTATTAATAAACGGATGGAATACCACTAATAAAGTTTTGCTTTCAAATTAATATGAAATACCTATTAATATTATTGCTTTTAATCAGTTGCGGAACTCGTAAAACTTCACAGCATAAAACCACATTTAAAAGCGATAGTTTGTCAATTGAAAATACACGCGTTTTAAAGCAGAATATTGAATTAAGAGAAATTTACTCAATTAAACCATTTGATGTGCTTAAACCCATGATTATTGACGGTAAAGAGTATTTTAACGCTACTATTGTTTATGACAAAAGCAAGTTTGATAATTTTGAAGTTACTGAAGGTGAAAAAGTAATACGAATAGAGACTGAAAAAGAAGTAAAAAACAAAGAATCAGAGAAAACAGACTACACAATATTATTTGCATTGCCATTTTTTATATTGTGTTTATTCGTGTTTTTATGGTTTAAATTAAAGAGTGTAAAATAATTTGCACTTTTTTTATAAAAAGTATTGTTATGTGAATTATTATGATTACATTTGCTTATATAAATAAAACAAATAGAAATTATGAGCAATTTTAAAATAGGAGAAAAAGTAGTTTGTATAAATAATATTTATCTTGAAGAAGAAAAAATTAAAATAGGAATTAAATGTCCTATTAAGAATCAATTTTATACAATAAGAGGTTTTAAAGGTAATGAAGGTATATTAGTTAATGAAATAATAAATCCATTATGTTATTATGGAAATAAAAATATTCCTGAAGAAAATGGATTTTATTTACATCACTTTAAAAAACTTGACTACGAATTTGCAGAAAACCTACTAAAAGAAATATCAGAATCAGTTAATCAAAAACATTTACAAAACTAACACCATGAAAAAATTATTATTAGCCATTATCACATTAGGCTACACATCGCACGAAGAAATTAGTAACTATTTATTTGGAGGTAAAAAATTAACCCCTAGCGAATTTTAACATGAAAAAACAAATCACAGAAAAATACGCTTTAATGAAGCATAAAACAGCAATATTAAAAGTTATTGCAAATAAAACTAAAACATCGTTCGGGCAAGTTAGGCAAAGATGGTTTAATTCTAAATTAGATAATCCAATTCCAGAAGATCATTTTTCTAAAATATTAGAAATAATTGATAGGCAGTTGCTATTTGAGGCAGTAGAGAAAAAACATTATGAATCGTTTGAAGAGTAACGTTTCGGAATAATAGCAGGTAACGGTTCGTGGCTTGCAGAAGTGGCAAAAAAGCAAGCCTTAATTTTCGATTTTGCCAAAACATTACAGACACAAAACAAACTATAAATTAAACCTGACCACTCAAACACAAGACAATGCAGTCTTGCTACAAGCGACTGTTATGGTGCGTTGTGGGTCGTTAAAAACAAACGTAATTATGAAATTAGATTTAAAAATAGGAGATAAAGTATATGACCAAGTTTTATTCCCAAATGAAGAAGGAGAGGTAATTGATATTGAAAATTACTTATTAGTTATTGAATTTAAAGGTAAAAATTATTATTTCCCGTTTAAAGACGATGGAACTTATGAAGAAGAAAATCATTTTCCAGTGCAATTATCAAAAACACCATATCAGATTATTGGAAAAACTGACATTTTTAATAATTATAAACAAAAATAAGATGGCGATTACTTATGGACAATTAGCTGACGGAGTTACTGATTTAAAAGATTTTGAATCAAAAGTAGCAGAACAATTAAAAATGTATCCTTTTCTTCCTTGGAAAAACAGAAAGACAGCGAATCTAGTTAGAAAACTATATAAAAAAGGATACAACATTGCAGACACGGTGGGGATGGTAATTTTAAACACCTAATACAGCAATGCACCATAACGTCCACAGCTACAATTTCGGCGTGGTCAAGTACAAAACCGTGCTTCGGTTATGCCGGAACTCAACAAAAAAGCCAAGTGCTTAAATTAAAAACTAATAAAAACGCTGAAATGTAGCTGTTGTTACCAGTAGTGCTTTTATTTAAAAATGAACGTCTTATGAAAGAAAAAGGAATGTTTTTTACAAAAGAACAAAGAGAATTATTAGAAGAAATTTCAGAATTGGAAAATAATCCAATAGATGAATTAAGAAAGGATTTAAAACACAGTGAAATGCCTGAAAGAGTTTTTGTCGATGAACGAAAAAAGTTAACGGTAACTGCAAGGATTAAAATAGCAGAAAATATCCAATCAAAATATTCAATGCTTAATAAACCGAAAGGCATTTTTAATGAGCAATTATTTTCCGCAATGGAAGAATACCTTAAACAATGTGAAGAAACTGGTTATCGTTACGATTACGGTAGCATTACTGGTAACGTTAATTATTGTGCTTGTATATGTGGCGACTGCAAAGACCAATAATTAAAAACACAAAACCAATTGAGGCTGACAGCGTTTTTTCCGCAGGAAAAAAGGATTAAAGCCATAGATACAAACAGCTGTTAGGCGATGGTGCTTTTCGGTAACTAAAATTAATAATTATGATAAATATAATATGCTCGTTTATAATATCAATTCCTTTATGGCACATAGCTGCTGAACTATCAAAACTAAATAAAAAATAGAAACATGAAACTAAAATCAAAAATTACCTTAGTATTTAAAAATAAAGAAGGGGAAACTAAAACAATTACAACGACTGTAATTGATATGTTAGAAAGAAATTTAGAAGATTTTCAAGAGGAATTAGAAGATGAGTGTACAAGTAGCGGATGCAATAACGAAAGTCAAAATTTTTGCGATTGTGGTGGAGCGTATGAAGATTACGAAATATATGAGGTTATCCCGCATCTCGCCTAACTGATACGGCTATGTGCAGTAGCGGATTTGAAACACAAAACTTTAAATAACAGATAAATTATGATAGTAGAACAAATGTTAAAGAACGCACAAACACCGCTATTGCATATAGCCGATGTTATAAGTAGCTTTTTATGATTTACATAACTCACAGAAACAGTAATTTTTCAGATGGATTAGCCATAAATAATGTATGGAGTGTTAACTATCAAAATGTTGAAGAAAGATATATTGAATTTATGCACGTTAAAGCAAAAGAAATTGACGTGGTAATAAATCCGCATTGGCTTAATTTAATGAATTGGCAAGACCATAATAACCACTTATCGATTGGGGAATATGGAAACAAAGAAAAGCAATGGAATAAAATTAAAAGACAATGGAATATTGATAAATTTATTTCTGAAATTTTGAAAGGAACGAAAGAACATTATCGTGAAGTCGTTCGGTTCTGAAAGTTACTTATAACTAATGGCTACACGATACAAAAGTATTACTTTATCATGGCAACACCTAAAAAATATACAAAAGTAAAGGTTATTAAAATTACTGAAATTCAACACGAAACTTTAAAAAAATTAGATAGCTATCAAATAAATGTAGCTAAATTTATACGTGATGCAATATCTGAAAAGATAAAAAGAGAATATTCAGAATTAATTCCTAAACAAAATAAAAATAAACCAACTTTTTAATTGTTATGTAAATAATTATGTTTACATTTACAGAAAATAAAACGATATGAAAATTATGAAAACAGCAATGCAAGAATTTATAGAAAGATTACAAGATGATTATGCAATATTTTTATCTTTAAATGTGACGGACTTATATTTAGAATTAGAAAAACAACAAATAATTAATGCAGTAAACTCTCAAAGACAAATGGGATGGGACGAAAAAGGAGAAAAATATTACAACGAAACATTTAAATAAAAACGACATGAAAAAACTACTATTAAACATTGTAAAGTATATTAACGCCTTTGCAAACGAAAGATTAACCTCTGAAAAAGAAGCTGAGATTATCCTACGCTATCTTTTATTAAAAAGTGATACTAAGTATAGCTTAGAAATATTTGAAGCCTTAGAATCGAAATTTAAGCAAGAAATGGTAAATCGTAGAATTATCGCAAGTGCGGAATGTGCTGTAATATCTAAAAAATACCCATTTGCTAAATCAGTTACTGAAATATTAGTAAATGATCCTATTTTTGAACAACCTATAAAAAATTAGAAATTATGAAAACACACATTGACAAGTTAAGAAATCCAAACTATTTAGGAGGTTGGGACTTACAGGACGAAAACGGTAAAACAAATGATATTATTGTAACAATAAAAGAAGTTAAATCTGAGTTTGTTTTTAACCAAAAAGCACAAATGGAAGAACCTGTTTTAACCGTATTTTTTTTAGAATGTAAGCCAATTATTTTAAACGCTACTAATAGAAAAACTTTAAAGAAAGTTACTGACACATCATATATTGAAGAAATGGCAGGAAAACGCATACAATTAACTACGAAGAGAATTAAAGCGTTCGGAGACTTTCACGATGCCATTAGAATTGTAGCTAACGCACCAACAACTATTGAAAAAGTAGATATTGAAAAATGCAAGTTAACTTTAAACGGATCTAAAACACTTTCCGAGCTGGTAACTAATTGGGAATCATTAACGGCTAAAGAAAAAAATACTACCGAAGTATTAGCTGAAAAAGATAGGCTTAAATTAATTTTAAAATAATGTCTACATATCACTTTAACATCGAACAAAATTCTGCTGAATGGTTTGAAATTAGGCATGGAAAAATCGGTGGCACACGAGCGAAAGAATTGTTTATAAAAAGCAATACTTTACTATACAAATTATTATCCGAAACTATCGAGACTTTCGATGAAGATGCTGACGAAAGTTTTCAGTCTGAAGCAATGGAACGAGGCAGTTTTTTAGAACCACAAGCGAGAATCGAAGCCGAGAAATACATTGGAGTTGAATTTTTAGAATGTGGTTGGATTCAAAGCGACAATGAATTAATGGGTATTTCGCCTGATGGGATTACTGCCGATTTAACTATTCAATGCGAAATTAAATGCCCTCAGTCTATTAATCATTTAAAAATGTGTGTTTCTGATTCAATACCATTAGAATATATTAATCAATGTGTTCATGCTTTCACGGTAAATGATAAGTTAGAAAAACTTTACTTTGTTTCGTACCGTCCAGAATTCATAATTAAGCCTTTATTCGTAAAAGAATTAACCCGTGAAAGTTTAGTTAATAATGGAACTGTTGCTAAGCCAATACTTCTTTCTATATGGGAATTAGTCACAATATCACACAAAGAATCTGAACTATTACAAAAACAAATCACAGAAACAATTAATAAATTAAAATTTTAAACATGGAATTACAAGGTAAAATTGAGGTTATTCAACCAGAAGAAGTTAACGGAACTTTTAAAAAACGTTCTTTGATATTGCAGACCGAACTAGATAGTCAATATCCACAATTAGTTAATATTGAATTTCAACAGGATAAAACTGCATTATTAGATTCTCTTACAATTGGAGACGATGTAAAAGTTTCTATAAATATCGCTGGTAGAAAATGGACTAATACAGAAGGTAAAGAACTATACTTTAATACGATTAAAGGATGGAAAATTGATAAAACATCTACATTCTAACAACCAATCCGCCTACCTAAAAAATAGGCGGTTTTAAATAAAAAATTATGAGTTATTTAACGGTAAAAGAAATTTCTATTCAATTAGGTATTTCTATAAAAGGTGTTTATACTAGGATTTACACTAAAAAAATAAAGCCTAAAAAACAAAAAGGAAAAGTAAATTTATACGATTTGAATTGTTTTACAATGCCAGTTCCTGACAAATACTATCTAATAAAAACAATAGAAACTTTTTATATTTATGAATCAAAAATGAATACGTTATGAATCCAAAAGAAAAAGCATTTAAATTAATTGAATATTTTAGTCCATTATTACCATATTATAGTCAAGAGGATAATCTAAAAAAACCAAGAAATGCGCTTTAATAGCCATTAACAGAAATATAGAAATGTTTTTAGACATTGTTAATAGAATGGATGATTTTTCTAATGAATCAAGGCAGGTTATATATCAGTTAATTGAAAATGAGGAAGAAGTAAAATTAGAAATAGAAAAACTATAATATGAAACAATCAGAAGTAATGCCAACGCTTAGAAAATTTCCACAGCACTCACTATGGAATTATCAGGTAAGTAAATGGACTCCAGAACAGATAAAAGAGTTTAAAAAACTACAACAAGAACCAATTGTAAAACGAAAAATGAAAAGATTATGAATATACTTATAGGAATGACAGATTTTGTATTAGAGCAAAATAAAAACTTACTTACAACAAGAGAATGCTTTATTAACTGTTTAAATTATGCCAACTTCCTAGAACAACCATTAGAATTATGGATGTTTGTTCCTTGCAAATTGATTGATGGTTTTTGGGTGGTTTTGGAAGAGCCTGAACCAATACATACGTGCGGTTTAGAACCTGATGATTATGAATACAACGATGATGAAGCTATAGAATACAGACAAGCAAAAGAAAGATGTTTGTTTGAGGGGTTTGAATTTACAGAAACTCACATGAAAGGTATTGATAGTAATTTAAATTTATTTGTTTTCCCTTATGCAAATAATAGGTTTGGATTAACTAAAAAACAAGAAGCATTTATGACTTGGTTTCAATTGTTTACTATCGAAGATTTAGTTCAATGTGATTTACAAATAACCCCAACCGCACAAAAACAAATAGGAATTTAAATTAAAAACCCACATATTAAATTAAGTGGGTTTTTTTATAATAGTACGGGTCGTTATTCCGTGTTCCCTAAAATAA